ATATCCATTCTATCTACAACAATAGTCGTTGTATTAGTAACAGATTTTATACGACCACCTTTGCGAACACCAGCCTTGACAGGGTCTTGTATGCCTATGATCGTTGAAGGTCTTACAATTACACCAGCTTCTAATGTTGTTGTAAATGTAACAACTTCAGCTTCATATAATTGCGAATATAAAAACCACCGACCTAATCTGTTTGCCTGACCTCTGGAAGTACAGGCAAATGATTTTAAAGTTTTTCTTACAATGCCTAGCTTATCTGTAATACCAGTACCATATTGAACTCTTTCAAAATCTATTTGTTGTGTTTCATTATCAAAATAGGCCACCTCAACAGCAGTAAATTTTGTTCTATTCCCTGCACCCTGATATGTAAAACCTTCTTCTGTTACGTTTGAAAGGTTAAAAATATATTGTGGTTCTGATTCATTTGTAGTTAAATTTGTTGGACGATCTTGTGCAATCTGCAATGTACCAACACCATAGAAAGGCATGGCGTTCATCACAGAACATAAATCATTTATCAAGGTATAGGCATCATTTTTTTTATTCAAAACTACATTTGTTGAAAAACGTGGCTCTGTTGTCTGTGTTCTTCTGTCAAAAATCAAAGTACTTGAATAAGCACTTGCTGAATAGAATGAAAACACATCTAGTTGGTCTTCTGTTATAAAACCTTCTGACCCACCAAATCCTTTATCTGTAGTCAAAATATCGTATAAAATCCAAGCTGGATCACTTGTCCACTCTTTAACTGATTTCAAGGTTCCATTAAAAACATATCCATCTGGATAATGTATAAAGCCAAAACTATCAACAGTACCAAGTCCTAAAGATGTTGCCTGTGCTTGGTCATGGACGACTATTGGTGTTAAACCGCCATTTGTATCTGGAATTTTTACCTTTGTACCCTTTACCTTGAACATCCTCTTGGGATAGCTCTGAAATTCTTGTGCATTAAACCTTATCGCTGCATAAGCAAACCCCTGATATGTACTTGTGTCTGTTTGTATTTCTGTATATGACAACCAATTGGTACTGTTTTGCAATCTAGAATCCGTTCCATCTGCTGTATTTCTAAAGACACTTAAAACGATTGGAAATTGAAGTTGATCTGTTATAAGAACTTTTTGACCATCTACATGACCAAATTGTGCTGGTGGATTATTAAATACGACTATAAAATTATTTGAATCAGTAACGGATGAAACTGTAGTTGTCCCTGCTCTACCATTAAATCTACCTTCTCTAAAATCTAACGCTAAACTGTCTCCCTGAGAAAAACCATGATTTTCAAGCTGAATTGTAACAACCCCAAAATTAACAAAATATTTCGCCTCTGTAAAAAACTCTATCTCATAATCTTTAACATATGGACTTGTAGCTCTTCCATTTGTTACATCTAAGATTACAGGGTTTCTTATATTTCCATTATTTTCTGTAATTCTTATTGAAATTTTTGCCTCTGCTCCAATAATATCTCCATCATCTTTAAACTCTTGCAAAGCTGGAAACTGCATTGTTACTCTGACTTTATCAACACTTGAATTTGTTATTGATCTAGACAAACCAACACTTGTTTTTACCTCACAAGCTCCATTTTGAAATGAAGTGTCCTCAAAAGTTGTATTTACAACAAATTTTCCACTATCAGGAACAGAAAGAATATTTTGTGTTTGTGGATTATCTGTTTGAACAGTTGCAGTTGGAGTTGTATTTTCCCAGTGGATTACTTCCCCAACAGAATATCCATGACTTGAAATTTCTACAAGCATCTGATTTGGGCCAAGAGTAACACCACTTACAGTTTGCCCACCACTTCCTGCAAGGGTATAAGTCCCTGTTTTTGTTGTTGTGAAAGGTGAATTTGTAAGGGCTACCCCAACAGGAATAGTGCTTTCTACGCCATCAATATCAGGAACAGCAGTTTGATCAGAGGTGCCGTTTCTAATATGTACCTCTACATCTGTGAAATTTTCTGTTCCATCAGCATTTTGTATTGGTGTGCCATCTAAAAATATATTTTTTCTAAATGTACTTGTACCGTCACCCTCTGGATCGTCTATCCCATGAATCTCCCCGTACCCAAGCAAATCTAAAATCGTTGCAAATTGTTTGCTCCTTAAACCACCATCAATAAGATCAGGGTCAACAATATTTGGTTCTCTTCCAAATAACTGATCGTCAACTAATCTAGGCATTTTTTAAGTTTGTGT